GCGATGATCTTCGCTCTCAGTTTACCAATCTCGGTTGCGGTGATTTGTCCTAGGTTGTTAGCGTGCCAGTTCTGTAGGTCGGTCTCTTTCTTGATCGCCTTCATTGCTATGGCATTCGCTTCATCGACAACCTTATCACCTGTCTTAGGCATCTGAGGTGCGCGCGATGCTTTGGTGCGTTCATCCTTTTTAGGATTGTATAACGCCTCTAGGCTCTGTCTATACCTTGCAATATATGAGGTGTATTTAGTCTTCCATCCTGTTACTAAAACCTTCTGAGCTTCTGATCTAGCCTTGCTAGGCGTGCCCAGTGCTTTTTGTACTGGAGCAGGGTAGCCTGATACAACACGTTCCTTCATCCATGCCCATGACTCCTTGGTAGCAGTAGACCCTTCAGTAGTGGGGGCCATTAGATCGGTAGAAGGTATCTTACGTTCGAAACATATTCTAGCCACCTCTCCTTTCTTTTGGTCTGCGACTTCAGCACCTTTTATGTGGGCCTTGATCGCCTTGCCTAGTTCAATGGTATATCGCTCAGGTACTGCTGTAGCTTCATTAGTGTTGTTCATAATGTATTACCTTATATAGTTATCAGAAGCATTATTGCTCAAGATGGGTCTATGATAACAAGTTTAGGTATGTTTACAATAGATAGCTTACAAGTTATAACGTGTTATAACAAAAAGGCACGTTTAGCCATATTGATTAGGGTACCCGCCCCCCATGACCCCGTTGTGGTGAGACGGAGTCCCGCCTCTCTATATATTACTAATCTACACGAATTATTCGTTATTTTTTGAGTTTGGTACCCCACCCCCCTCTTGAGGCCGTACCCCCCACCTTGTTTTTGAAACGCCTTGTTAAAAAAATTTTGTACCTATAAACTCAAGGACATGGATGAAATAGATAGCGCAACATCTAAGGGACGTATAGGAGAATGCTTACTAACCTACTTGCTAGAAAAGTGTGGGGTAGAGTGCCACCATGTAGATCGTTCCGGTGTAGACCTGTGGTGTCAGTCGCGTAACAAGGATGTATTTACCGTGCAGGTAAAGTCCGCTAACGTAAGTTCTGATAGACCCAAATACGCTTTTAATGTATCCACAACCAAGACCGCAGATTTCTACGTGTTCGTAGCTTTAGACTTAGAGCAGGTAATTGTACGGCCAATATCAGATGTAGCGCACAAGACAACCTTACGAATACCTATAGATGACTTTACTGAAGAAGAATCTAAGTGGGGACTAGACCTACTAAGCAATTTTAAAAGGGAAGACCATCTTCCACAGCAATAAGAAGAATCCCTGCTACGAAAATAACACAGGAAGAAATAAGAAACATAGAAAAGCAAATCACAAAAGTAACCTTAGTAGTTAGTACAGCGTTGAAAGAGGCCGTATTATAGGCGTGTAGCCCCCTCACGGGAAATGCATAATATTTATTGAGGTCATACCATAAAAGGTATGAGTTGTTTGCTTGTACATATAAATTAATTATGGTACAAATGCACTTCCGGTGAATAACCTGCGACTACAATATGACGATTAAACTCGAACCTGAAGTTGGGGTTCCGCTTTTTGACGACGATCCTGCGGTGGACTTGACTGTTCGTGCGCAAGCAGCAAGAACTACAGCTTTAGAGTTGGCAGAACACGGGTTAGAATTGAAGCCTAACAAAGAAGACGAAGACGTAGCAGCTAAAATTGCTATAGCGTATGCTGACGACCCCGAAAAAACCTCTAAAAAAGTAACCCCCAAGCGACTAGCTACCCTAACACCTGCCTCTCTGGTGCTTACAGGTAACATATTGACCGAATTTGGTCAGTCAGTAGTGCAGTCAGCCGTCACAGTACGCCACCTAGTAACTAATAAGCTCATCCTAGAGACAGAAAATGCCGATCCACGCGTCCGTATTCGAGCGTTGGAGTTACTGGGTAAGATTTCAGACGTAGGGTTGTTCGCGGAGAAGTCAGAAGTGACGGTAACACACCAGTCAACGGATGATTTAAAGGCAAAACTACGTACTAAGCTAGAGAAACTAGTAAATCCCACCTTATCAGTAGAGCAAGAGATCGTTTTAGATGGTGAAGTCATCAATTTAGACGAAGAACTAGGGATATCTACGAGTGAGTAACCTAGCTACCGACTTCACACAGGAAGAAATCCAGCATATGTTGGATAATATCGATGATTTCAGTGCGGATGAGGTGGTAGAGATAGAAAGACTGGTAGATGAGCTGGATATACGCCGTGTAAACAAGCTAGCGTACGATGATCTGATAGAATTTAGTAAGGTAATGATGCCTGACTTCATTGTGGGTAAGCATCACCGCATATTAGCCGACCTTTTGATGGAAGTTGAGCGTGGAGACAAGGATAGAGCGTGCGTAAACATTCCTCCTAGGCATGGTAAGTCCCAATTAGTGTCTATTTTCTACCCAGCGTGGTATTTAGGGCGTAATCCAGACAAGAAAGTGATGATGGTGTCGCACACAACCGACCTTGCGGTAGATTTTGGCCGTAAAGTACGTAATATTATCGCTAGTGAGGCTTATGGAAGCATATTTCCTACCGTAAAGTTAGCCAGTGACTCTAAATCAGCAGGTCGATGGAGTACTAACACAGGTGGAGAGTACTACGCGTGTGGTGTTGGCTCTGCACTGGCAGGTCGTGGTGCTCACTTACTGCTTGTAGATGACCCACATTCTGAGCAAGACGTGATTAACGGTAACTTTTCAGTGTTTGAGAAGGCATATGAGTGGTTCACATTCGGTGCTCGTACTCGTCTAATGCCGGGGGGTAGTGTAGCTATCATCCAGACTAGGTGGCATATGGACGATCTGACAGGCCGTGTGGTCAAGGATATGTCCCAGAACGAGCGAGCTGACCAGTATGAGGTCATAGAATTTCCTGCGATACTACAGGTTGATGACCCAGACACAGGCAAACCCATAGATAAGCCCTTATGGCCTGAGTTCTTTGACCTTGAGGCACTATTACGTACTAAAGCATCCATGCCTGTGTTCCAGTGGAACGCTCAGTACCAGCAACAACCTACCGCAGAAGAAGCCGCACTGGTTAAAAGAGAGTGGTGGAACGAGTGGGAGCAGGAACGGCCTCCAAGTTGTGAGTATATAATCATGTCGTTGGACTCCGCAGCAGAAAAACACAACCGCGCTGACTTTACAGCATTGACTACGTGGGGAGTATTTCTCAATGAGGACACTTCAGCGTATAATATAATATTACTTAATAGTATTAAAGAGCGTATGGAGTTCCACGAGCTAAAAGAAATGGCTATGGAACAGTACACAGATTGGGAACCAGACGCTTTTATAGTAGAGAAAAAGAGTTCGGGGGTCGCGTTATACCAAGAAATGCGTAGAATGGGCTTACTTGTACAAGAATATACCCCCCACAGAGGTTCTGGTGATAAACTAGCGCGTTTAAACTCAGTATCTGATATCGTGCAGTCTGGACTATGTTGGGTTCCTCAGACACGATGGGCGGAAGAAGTAGTAGAAGAGATAGCTGGATTCCCCTTTATGAGTAACGATGACTTGGTGGATTCTACAGTTATGGCACTTATGAGGTTTAGACAGGGCGGCTTTATACGCTTACCTACAGACGAACCAGAAGATATTAAATACTTTAAACGACGCGGCAGCGGGTTTTATTAAGAGGTTAGATCATGGCAATCGAAAAAGGTTTGTACGCCGCCCCTGAAGGCGCAGAAGAAAAAGAATTAGATGGGGAGCTAGTTGATTCAGAACTTGCCATCGAGATAGTAAACCCTGAAATGGTAACCTTAGATGATGGTAGCGTAGAGATTACTATTATTCCGGGGGGTGGAGAGACTGACCTGCTAGGGTTTAATGATAACCTAGCCGAAGCCTTGGATGAGGGCGTACTAAACGAGCTAGCAGGTGAGTTAATAGGCATGGTAGATGCCGACGTAGATAGCCGAAAAGAGTGGGCTGATACATACGTTAAAGGACTAGACATACTAGGATTTAAACAAGAAGCGAGAACTACTCCTTGGGAAGGCGCTTGTGGGGTTAACTCTACTGTTTTAT